AAAACTGCCTGTAATAGAAAGGAACACGGCATGACAACTATCTTTAAATCTATCACCGCCTTTGCTCTGATCGCTTCTCTGACAATCTCAATGTGGACTACTATCGGTGAAAAAACTTCTGCCCAAGAAGTACGTACAGTTGAAGAATGCTACTACATCGGTGATGTTTCTGAGTCTACTGCAGAAGCTCGTGATAATGGAACACACCCTATGGCGGTCTTCCAAGCTATCTATGAATCATCAGAGTCGCGCTTTGTAGATCTGTTTATTCAGCTTGCTTCTGTTATTTATCAAAATCCCGAAGCAACTCCTGAACAAGTTTACAACACTGTTCTTGAGAACTGTCTCGGTGAAGTTGCGTGAGCGACTACGTAATGTTTAACATCTTCAACATAGCAGGTCAGATCCTTGCAAAACATGAGGACAAGCTACCTGAACCAGTAGACCTTGACGGCTTTGTCTATAACGGGCAAGAAAACGGTACCTACTACTGGTGTCACCCTGAACAACCTCTACCCGTTATCTGGGCTGATATCTGTTATGACGGTGAACTCTTTGTAGTCGTTGACTACGGGGAAGAATCTGGTATCGCCCCTAACTACTACGGACAACTAACCCTATAAAAGAATGGAGATTAATATGACTAAAGCTATGAAAAACACCCGCAAGACACCTAACTTGACCGGCTGGGGTAACAAGTTGAACGCTCTGACCGACGCTCAAATTAAAGAGGCAATTGCAATCCGCAAAATAAACCTCATGCCTTATAAACAGTTGGGTGCTCTCTACGGGGTATCGGGGTCTACTGTGTGGCGTTCTATCCAAAAAGTAGAAGCTGCTTGTGCAAACAAAATCGGTTACTACGGCGGTTTTACCGATGCTGAACGTATGGCTGCGTGTAAGGTCGCAGTTAAGTTCAACCCACGTATGGCAGCAGACATCTTTGGTTGTTCAGTTGGTTCAATTTACAACTGGGTAAAAGTCTACGACATGACTAGCGCCTACTTCAACCGTGTAAAATAAACCAAAAGCCCTGCTGCCCCTTCGGGGGTGGCGGGGCACCTTTAATCAACTAATTTTTTTTAAGAAAGCAATTTAAAGTATGATAACCGCATTTTTCGTAATTGTAGTGTGTCTTGGTGTTTCAGGCAAACTAGACGACTAAAATACGGTTATACAGTCCTAAACAAAGTGGAGTGAAAACTCACCTAGTCCACAACAAAAGGAATAACCATTGCATGAATGTTATAGAGCTACTTGCTGAAGACTTAAACTTCAGACAACAATCAATGATAAGTAAAACTGGCTCTGTTGACAAAAGAAACAAAGCTTATCAAGTTGCAGAACTAGATCCGACTTACTTAATAGAAATGACTTACGGTCATGTTCTGCAAGCAATTGAGAGACAATCAACCCTATCGAACCTTGTTAAAGGCATGGGTTCAGCAGTTATGCGTCGGGAAAAACTGACAGAAGACGCTGTTACTGCTTGCCACATCGGTTGGTTTATATTGATCTCTTACTTCGAAACGAACATATTATCTTACAAAGGAGAACACAGGAAGAATTCAAAGGGGAAACGCGACAAACACCCTACTTACTACATTCAAGTCCGCAACATGGATGCTATTCAAGAAATGATGCATCTAGTAGACAAAGGGAACGTTGATTTGTTTCCTCTTATCTCTGCTCCTGAACCTTGGGAGTACAATAAGTTTCTACACAAGCAAACTGGGGTTAGTCTAATCAAACACGCTCACGAGAATGCGATTAAACAGGTAAAGAATAATGACATGTCTTATCTTATCGATACGTTAAACAAGCTGGGACAAACCGGCTGGCGTATTAACTCTTTCGTATTTGATGTGTTCAAGAAAACACGCAACCTAAAAAAAACACCCTTCAAGTATTCAAAAGAAATTGACAAAGAAAAGAAAGCTTCTTTGCTAATTGAACTCAACGCCATTGAAGCTCTGGCAGAAAGAAACTTAGACAACACTTTCTACCACCTTTACAACGTTGATTTCCGAGGTCGTATCTACCCTAATACAGCATTTCTTCATGAGCAGTCTTCAGATAACGCAAAAGGTTTGCTGCTGTTAGACACACCAGTACCCCTAGGGGAAGAGGGGTTATACTGGCTTTCTGTTCATACGGCTAATATGTGGGGTAACGATAAGGTCTCTCTTGATGATCGTGTCCAGTGGGTTCAAGACAACATGGACGACATCTTGCTTTATGTTGATGATCCTGTTGGTAATAACGCTTGGATGGATGCTGATAAACCGTTATGTTTTCTTGCGGCTTGTTACGAGTTCTCTATGCTATCAAACTGGCATGGTGATGGCTTGCCAACAGAAGATTTCCCCTCATGCTTACCTATTTACATTGATGGGTCAAACAACGGAGTACAACACCTAGTAGCAATGTCTAAAGACGAAGAGATTGCTCCCTTGGTTAATCTTGTTCCTCAAGACCTACCCGGTGATGTTTATATGTTTATTGCAGACCACACAATAGCAAAAATAAAGGAGTTGCTTGGAACAGTAAAGAAATCAGACAAAGACAAGTTTGATAAGTTCTTTGAAGAGTGGCAAAGCACCTTAGAAGACTTGCAGAAGTATCAACCTAAGACAGAAAAGAACAGGCTTGCTTGGCAAAAGTTTGGGAAGTTTAAAAACCACAACTATCAGTATATTCAAGACTCAATGCCTATCTATTGGTCTAAGATTACTGACCGTAAGGTCTGGCGTAAAACACTCAAACGAAATGTTATGACACTAGCTTACGGAGGTACTGAGCGAGGTATGGGTCAACAAATCATTGACGATACTCGTGACCTATCGGAATACCACCGGGACATGCATGACTCTTGGGGCTACAAGTTAGGTCGTGTTGTCCATTCCTTGTGCTATGAAAAGCTTCCCGGCCCCGCTAAAATGCTTAGTATGTTTGAGCAGCTTGCTGTACAAGAGAATGAAAAAGACAAGCCTATTACCTATAAGCAAATTGTAACAGGGTTTCCTTTTGTACACTCTTACAGAGACCCTGAAAAGAAGCGTGTTCAGCTTTATTATGGGGATGACATACTTAAGCTTAACATACAAGTATGGAAAGAAGCGACACTTAAAAAGACTAAACAAAAGACAGGCGCTTCCCCAAATATTGTTCATAGTTTAGATGCTGTGCATTTGACTATGGTTGTACATGATGCAGACTACGAAGTGACTGTTGTACATGACTCCTTTGGTTGCCATGCTGGTAACATGGGACACATGTTTAATCACGTCCGTCAAAAGTTTGTAGAGTTGTACGAGATGGATCCTTTGTATCATATCTTGGTGCAGATGGATGCTATCCACCTAATCCCTGAAAAGGGTAATCTAGACTTAAACGCTGTAAAGGAGTCTGACTATGCTTTTGCCTAAGATCGGAAGCACAATCATGGTAGAGTTTGAAGGAGAAAGAGCACCCTGCTATGTCCAAGCTATTGGTCCAGAGGAAGAGTATCTTGAGGTGCTGGTTAATCCCGGCGACTCTGAATTTGAGTTCTACGCAGAACTCTACACTGAAGACCTAAACCGTAGTTGGTTTATCGTATAAAAATAAGGGCAAAAAATACTTGACCCTTATGACCACAGAGGTCTAAAACTACACAATACAAATCTCAATTTATATCCCATAAGGAAGAAATATCATGGCTAATAACACAATCATCCTGAACGACGTTGAACTGTACTTTGCTAAACTGGATCCTCAGTATCCTAATGCTCGTTTCAACAAAGAGAACCCTACTTGGGAAGTTCAAATCCGTACAAAGGATAAAGCAGTAGCCAAGTACTGGAAAGAAAACAACCTCAAAGTAACACCAGATGAAAATGATGAAGGTGTATTCTATCGCGCTAACTTGAAGAAGAAGTCCAAGAAGCGTGATGGCTCTGACATGGCACCTGTAAATGTTGTTGCTGGTGATCTGTCGCCTGTTGACCCTTCTACTATCGGCAATGGTTCTATTGCTAACCTTTCTGTGTTCCAGTATTCTTACAGTGTTAACGGAAGTGATGGTGTTGCTTCTATGCTGATGGGTGTCCAAATCACCACCCTTAATGAGTACAAGCCTGCACCAAAACAAGGTGGATTTACCCCTACTGAATACAAGGTAAACAAAGTCGCAGACAACCAAGAAGTTGATGAAGACATGTTCGAAGACAACTTGGACGATCTTGACTTCTAAACAATAAGAATCGAAACAATCGGTCATCCCTGCGGGGGTGGCCTTTTTTATCAGTTAGGAGACTAAAATGAAAATACAAGAAGTGGGGTTTTTCCATACACCTGAGTCTTGGGAAGAACTCCAAACTTGGCTTGACAACCTTAATGGGTCTGAAAAAGCTATGGCAACAACTGCTGCAATCATGGCTTGGAACTTGGCTGCTAAAATCACAAACGAGGAAAAATCTTAATGTGTACTAATCGCGCATTCCCAAACGACTGTAGGCATACAGAAGAAGAATTCTATGGTACTGTCGAAATCGACGGGAAAAAGTATGACTTGTACTTCTTCCATGACAACTATAAAGGTTACGAGTACTGCCTAAGATACGGTGAAATGGGAGACTACTCAAGTTTTCCTATAGATATCCTGTTTAACTTTGTTAAAAAAGGAGACAGTCGTGAAAGGGATCTCGTGATTATTGGCTGCTTCATCGACCACATAAATAAACTACATCAGGAGAAGTAAATGAAAGACCATGTATATCTTGCCGGTCCAATGGAAGACTGTTCCCGAGAACACATGACAAGTTGGCGAGAATCAGCGGGAATTGATCTTGCTTATGCAGGTATTAATGTCCTCGACCCTACCCGCCGTGTAAGCTTCCACGACCAGCTAAGTGAAAACCTGCAAGATGTTACTAAGACTATGAACGTCTGTAAACGCATCTTTAAACAAGACTTGCACGATATTGCCCAATCCCGTGTAGTACTTGCGGATGTTAGGCGAGACTCTGGTCGAGGTACAGGAACAGCAATGGAACTAATGTTTGCTCACATGAAGAATAAGATCATTATCCTGTGGGCAAATGAAGGTGACCTTGTTCATCCTTTCTTAGAGTCAATGGCTACTGAAAAACACTACACACTTGAAGACGCAGTTGAAGCAGTAAAGGAATATTACTGATGAAAATGACTGGTAATATGACTAAAGTATATAAGGAAAATCCTGGAGTTCGTAAAGGGCGCGACCCCGGTAGTTATATGGTTTATCATATTTTCTGTCCGGGAAAACATCGTGGGATACACCAAGGCTATATTGGCGTTTCTAAGCTAAATATTGAAGGGGTTCGTAAACGTTATGAGTATGAGATTATTGAAGGTTTAGATGATCGTTATGTACGTAAAACTCGACACGTCCATAATCAAATGGCTAAATATGGTTGGGATGTTAAAGAGGTAATGACAGGTCTTACTAAAGAACAAGCTTACTATTGGGAGGGAAGGCTACGAGAAGAAGCTAATCCCGGTGGTCTGGATAAGTATAACTGGAATATTGCAAAAGGAGGTTAAAATGAAAGTTGCTGTCTACTATAATCTTCACAAAAAGACGTTTTCTTTGCAATCTCGAAACAAAGAGGACTACGGTAAAGTAATCAAGCACACTGATCACGTCATCTTGAAGAATTCGAAGTTTGTTGTTCGTGAGGCTGGTCGTCAAAAAGTTCTGAAAGAGCAGTGTAAGAATGTACATGCGTTTGTAGTGGGTGAAACGGTAGACAGCGTAGGGGCAGAGAGTGGCCCCTCTCTGGACGTTTCCTACAACCCATACCTTGGGGGTAGTTTCTACGTCAAGGCTACCAAAGCGCCTGCCTCTGAGGCTCTCTACACAGTACTTAAAATGAGTCTTAAAGGAACGCCCGAAATCAAAGCTTACACGATAAACGGAGAGGTAAACAAACGTGAACTACCGGATTGCTGAGTGGGAACTACTGGAGGATATGTACGAAGAACGTTGTGCTATCCTTGAGTACGAGGCATGTTATTCCCGCTATGAAGCAGAACAACTTGCCGCACAAATGTATGGCTTTGACAACAAAGCTGACCTGAAACGACACATTCAAAAGCTGAAAGCAGAAGAGAACTATGGAAACAATCTATAAGGTTTGGGTGTATTTTTCCCAGCCCGAACTCATCACCACAGATTACAAAGCAGCTCTTTTTTGCTGGAATAACCACCTGACTCACCCTCACACAAAGACCCGTATAGAACCGTTTATGGAGATAGAGAGACCTAACAGAGATACGGTATGGCTCTACACACGAGAAGAAGTTAAAGATTTCTTTAAAGACACTGGCTACTTCAACAAAAAAGAGGAAAATCGAGTGATTAAACGCCTGAAAGCAGAAGAAGAAGAAAAGCACAAGGATAAACTACCCACTGAAGACCGCAACTATCATTACTACGTGGTCTACAATGATGATGAGGTGAGAATGCGCGGTCCCTACACCTTTCAATTTGCTATCGACTCTCTAAATTGGGAGTATGATGAAGGAGATTTTCAAAACGTAGCAACCGATGGCTACATTCTGGCCTACTGTAAGGACGGAGAAATACCTCTAGCCGAACTCAGGTGTGACCTCAGCCTTGACAGTTGGGAGGGCAGGGTTACAAAAAAGGAAGAAGAGCGTTGTTTTGACGAACAGGAGAAGAAAGTGGAAATGATCGAACAAGAACATGACGGTATGGAAATTGTGGAGCCGGTAGAAACACCACTTGAGTTTCGTACTGATGCCACTGGCGTTGTTAACGGTATAACCTGGATCGGGGATCAAGAAGTTAAGAAAGTAAAAGCATCAGAAGTAGACTTTCATGGTGACTTTGGCGACATGAACGATGAACAACAAGATGCTATCATTAATCCTGCTCACTACAAAATGATCCCACCAGAAGCCTATGAAAAGTTCCCAGAAGGTCTTGAATACATGGATCTGATGGAATACATTTTGGCCCATCACACAGGGGTCGAAGCACATGCGCTTGGTCAAATCTTCAGGTATGCTTGCCGACTGGGTAAGAAAGATGCAGACTTGCAAGATGCCAAAAAGATTGAGTGGTATGCCAAGTATCTCGTAAACACAATTAAAGGGCGTTCTTAATGCTAAAAGACATAAAGACATCGTTAAGCATGGTCGAAGCTGCGCAGCATTACTTACATGAAACTCATAAGCTTGAGTCTAATGACCTTGATGCTGCATTTGATCATCTTGTAGAGGCCAAAGCCCTTCTGGAGTGGGTAATTAAAGACTATGAAAATCGACACTAGACTACGCCAAATCCGAGCTATGGCAAAACTGTATCAGACTTTACACGACGGATGGACTATCCATACTTGCGTGTATAAGGCTAATGAAGCCTATGAGCTTTATAAAGATGCGGAAGCTCGTGTAATGTTGTCGGATATGTACGGCGACTAAACAATAATCACTAACAAGCTAGGAGACCTTATGAAGTTAGTATTCGACATTGAGGCAAATGGCCTCTTAACGACTGTATCTAAGTTCCACTGTGGTGGCGCTAAGGATGTAGACACCGGAGAAGAGTATTGGTTCAGGCCAAATCAGTTACAAGAGTTCTTGGACCTTCTTGACTCCGCTAAAGTAATCATTGCTCATAATGCTTTTGGTTACGATATTGAAGCACTGCGTATCCTCTCTGGGGGTACGTGGAAACCTAAAGCAACAGTACAGTGTACTAAAGTTATGTCCCAAATGCTTAACTATCGGCGATTTGGCTTTGGTCACTCTCTAAAACAGTGGGGTGAAGCTTTCGGAGATCAGAAAGGCGACTACAACGGGGGTTGGGATGAGTTCAACGAAGAGATGTTTGAATACATGAAGCAAGACGTCCGGCTGGGTACTCGTGTTTACAATCATCTTATGCAAGAAGTAAAGAACTTCGTTGAAATGAGTGGTTCAAAAAATATTCTACGGGCTTTGCGGTCTGAGATGCAAATGGATCATATCATGGTAAAGCAAAACCGTAATGGCTGGTTGTTCAACGTTAAAGAAGCAGAAGAACTTCTTAAAACAGTTGAAAACAAAATGAAGGCTATCGAAGGCTTTATCAATCCGAATCTTTCTGCAAGAGTAAAGGCAGTAGACAGTGAACCGAAGTCACCTAAGTTTACAAAAGCAGGGAAGCCTGTTGCTTGGATGAGTAAGTGGTTTGAGCTTGACGATAAGTGTACAGTTGAGGATTGCCCCGTCTGGGGTCCGTTTAGCCGAGTTGAGTTTATACAAGGTGATGTGGGTAACACTGATACTGTTAAGCGGCACTTGTATAAGCTTGACTGGAAACCTGACGAGTGGAACTGGAAGAAAATCAACGGCCAGTTTGTTAAGGTATCCCCAAAGCTTTCAGATAGCTCTCTGGAAAAACTTGGAAAGACAGGTCAGGCTCTTATGGAGTACTATACTCTACGGTCTAGAGGCTCTATCATCAAAGGTTGGTTCGAACACGTAGATAAAGACTCACGACTGCACGGTGATGTATTTAACATCGGCACACCTACCTACCGACAGACTCATAAGATTATCGCTAACCTACCTAGTGGTAAAGCTGTATTAGGTCCAGAAATCCGTAAACTGTTTATTTCTAGAGACGGATACAAACTAGTTTCGGCTGACTCTGCTGCTTGTCAGCTACGTCTGTTGGCTCACTATCTTAAAGACCCAGAGTTTACTCACACTATCTTGGAAGGGGATATTCACCAAAAGAACGCAGATATTCTAGGTTGTTCTCGTGCCACTGCTAAACCGTTTATCTTTGCTTTCTTGTATGGAGCTGGTGGTAAAAAGCTTGGTCAAATTCTTGGAGTAAACGAGAAAGAAGGTAACAAAAAGAAGAAACAGTTCCTAGATGCTATGCCTCAGTTGAAGGCATTGATCAGCAAGGTACAGACCATTGTTGATAATCAAGGTTATATTCTTGGTTTAGATGATAGACCAATTTATACTGAATCTGCGCATAAGGCTCTCAACTACCTTATCCAAGGTGCTGAAGCCGTGGTTATGAAGTATACTATCATTATGATCGAAGAAGAACTCAAGAAAGCAGGACTAGACGCTTCTATCCTCTTGTTCTACCACGACGAAGTAACCTATGAAGTAAAAGAAGAACAAGCTGAACAAACAAAAGAAATCATCATGCGCTGTTTTGAAGAAGCACCTAAACAACTAGGTGTAAATATCATGACCTGCGGTGATTGTAAAATAGGAGAAGACTACTATGCCGTTCACTAAGCTTATCAACAACCACGTTATCTTTGCAATTGATAACGACAAAGACCTTCACACTGTTGCAAAGTTCACTAGGTTCCTCGATACACAGCGTGCTCTTGGAAAGCTTCGCTATACCCCAAAAATTGGGATTGGTAGTTTTGAAGGAGTACTTGAACAATGTTACATGATGTGTTACAATGATTACTACGAGTTTGTTGCAGAAAGCGGTTACGTAGACGATCAAGGCTGTGTTCTTATTCTCAATCCACGTACCCCCCGTTCTAGTGCTTACCAAGGCACTCTAAAATACTTGGATGGTACTGCTGAGTATCTAGGTACTTGGACTGATGTAACTAGTTGTATCAGTTGGCTGGGGTTAGACAGTTATACAGTCTTAGACAACCGTGTCTACACCTGTGTTCGTTAACGAGCAAATAAGGCTCCGTATTAGACTAGCTGTTGCTGCTTATGCCTATGAGTATAGAAACGATAGCATAATGTCTGATGCGGAGTTTGACAGTCTGTCAGAGCTAGTTGACACCAGTATAAGCACTGGTAACAAGAAGCTTGACAACTTCTTTAAAAAGAACTTTGAACCCGCAACAGGTATGTGGGTTCGAAAACACCCTGATAAAGCGGGGCTTGTGAACATCTATGAAAGATACTTCAACAAAAAAGGGAAATACTACTATGATTACGACACCTGTATGTGAAATAATCGGTGGACGCTTTGACAAATTCTTCGACGAACTTAAATTTAAAGGTATCTATGTTACAAACGACTTGGTAGACCTTATTGAAAACCTCGAAGCTGATGTAATTGAAGCAGCAGAGTCAAAGTACACTTCGGAGTATGAAGCTGCTTATGACGAGGGTTATGAGCAAGGTTATGACAACGCTAATGAAACAGAGTATGAGCAAGGCTACAATGACGGATACGAGGCAGGCTACGAAGAAGGAATTCAAGACGAATTAAACCAATGAAACAGTATTTATTTAAAGTCGGAATAGCCAGCTCAATGTTGTTTAATGTTTTGTTGGGGGGCGAGATTGGTCAAACTTTCTCGGCCCGTCAGCATGAATCTAAACGCCAAGGAAAACTCAACCTAAGCAAAGTTATCGATGTGATCTTTGGAGCAAACCATTGTATGCGTTGCTGGGCTTATTGGAAAGTAAGGAAGTGGTAATGTACACAATAGAGCACTTTGACGAGGATACCGTTATCACAACGTTAGACCAAAGCGGTTCGTTAGGTGATGTAGAGGTCATGATAGACGATGCTTCTGTGGTTATTCGTCAGTTTAGCGAAACTCGGAACAGTTACGACTTAATCATAATGTCGGCTCAACAATTCAAAAACATCCTTGATGCAATGAACAAACCAGAAGGGGTTTACTATGCGTAAAGAAAACTATGAGTTTCTCGTTTCAGACTTCCATGAAACTAGCCATCGGCATAGTAATAATCTTGCAAATGGTCTAATGGAGGAAGCTAAGGAAGTAAAAGCATCAGAAGAAGCAGGAGACACTGAAGCAATGTTAGATGAACTTGCCGATTGCCTGTGGTATATAACTAGTATGGCTTTGGGAGAAGGTTGTTCCTTGGAGAAACTTATGAAACGAAACATAGCCAAGTTAGAGCATCGGGCTTTAAACGGGAAAGGATAATATGGTTTGGGATCAAATGTTTATGGAGATAGCTCATGCTGCTGCTAAACAATCTAAAGCAAACAAGCTGAAGGTTGGGGCTATCGCTGTTAAAAATAGTAATGTAATCGGAATTGGAATCAATGGAACACCAACAGGGTGGTATACAAATGAAGACATCGACGCGGCTACAGGAAGAACTAAGGATTGTGTCCTCCACGCAGAAGAAAATCTCATCTCTAAACTTTCAAGACAGGGTAATAGTAGCGACGGAGCTACTTTGTACTGCACTACTGCGCCTTGTATTAAGTGTAGTCGTCTTCTTGTACAGTCTGGGTTCTCTCGCGTGGTCTACGATAAAGAGTATAAAAACGTAAAAGGTCTAAAACTTTTAGAGCAATTAGAGGTACAAGTAGATCAAATTTAAAGGAAAAAAATACTTGACCCTTATGACCAGAGGCCCCATCGGAGGGTTAACTAAAGGAGTATTACTATGACTATAGCTATCATTGATGGTGATGTATTATTATACATGTCTATATGGAATAGCGAAACACTAGAAGAAGGAAAATCTAAGTTTAAAGATCTTCTTGATGGTGTTTTAAATAGCTTGTTTACTACTAACTATGTTATGGCTATTGGCGGTCCTGATAACTTTCGAGTAGACTTGTTTCCTGACTATAAAGCAAACAGGAAGAAAGCCAAAGACAACAGACCTGATTGGTTTGGTAATCTAAAAACTTGGGCTGCTCAACTTGAAGGTTGTGAGGAAACTAACAACTGTGAAGCTGACGATCTTGTCCGTATATGGTCTTTAGAGTGTGATAATGCAGGTATCAACCGTGTTGTTGTGTCTGTAGATAAAGATTTGGATTGTATTCCAGGAACTCACTATAATCCTCGGACTAAACAAATCTATCAAATCACCGAAAAATACGCTAATCGTTTCTACTGGCAACAAATTTTAACAGGTGATAGTGTTGATAACATACCGGGGCTAAGGAGAGTAGGTCCGAAAAAGGCTGAAAAACTTTTAGCTGACGCTGGCACTCACGAAGAGCTGCGCAACGCTGTATGTAAAGCGTATCACAACGCTCACGGGGATGAAGGTTATTCTTACCTTCTTGCTAACGGGCGTCTTATCCATATTTGGAGAAAATTTAATGATCACTTCCGAATCAAAAGGGAAGTATACGAAGCCGCTATTAAAGAATGAAATGGGGCATTGGACTTCTAAAGTCAAAGTCAATCCTTCTGAAGCATTTGGTTTCTTGTATTGTATTCAAAATAAATCTAGCAATCAGTTTTACTGGGGTAAAAAGCAGTTCTGGCGTGTAGGTAAAAAAGCAAGTGCCAAAGGTCATGGAAAAGAAAGCCTTTGGCGAACTTATATAGGATCATCTACTCACCTTCAAAGCGATATTAAAACCCTAGGCTACGATTCTTTTAACTTTGAAATCGTGGATGTTTATAAAACAAAAGGAGGGCTTTACTACTCAGAAGCTTACTCCCAAATGGTTTCAGAGTGTTTAACTGAACGACTACCTGACGGAAAAACGCCTAGGTTTTATAATCGAGTTATCGGTCAGGTTAGGTTTATACCTAAAGAAGCTATTACAGAAACTACTAAGAAATATATCAAAGCAATTAAAAAGAGGTATTAGCTATGAAAATGACTACAAAGCTTATGTCGGCGATAGTAATTTATTTAGCTGGGCTAAGCGCCCTAGTTATGGGTTTGCTTGGTTTTCTAGAAATTGTTAATTTTAACATGTTGGTTGGTATTACGCTGTTCCTGCTATTTCGAGAACTAGCGGATATTGTTTTTTCGATAAAATCTCAAAAGGAGTAACCTTTGGGCCGCATTGTTACGAAGAATCAACCTTGCGATAGTTGTGGTAGTTCAGACGCTCGTCAGATTTATGAAGACGGTTCATCTTTCTGCTTTAGCTGTCGCAAGTCAACTCAAGCTCCAAAAGAAAGAATTTCTTTGGCAAACAATAACAACACAGACTTTGAACCTGTTTCTTATGGCCCAAGCCTACAAGAAATACAAGAAGACTTCGCTAGTCGAGGGTTTAAAGAAAGAAATATTTTTAAACAAGTATCTCAACACTACGGTGTTAGGGTGTCTTACGACATGGATGGAAACATCGATAGTCATTACTACCCTTACTACAAAGAAGATAATCTGGTAGGGTATAAGATTAGAAAGCTACCTAAAGACTTTACCTCTGTTGGCAAAGTCCGAGGTGGTTTGTTCGGTCAAGACCTCTTCAACGGCGGTAAGCGGCTGGTTATTACAGAAGGTGAACTAGATGCTATGGCGGTACAATCCGCATGGTTCAAACGCTATAAAACCTTCTATCCTGTCGTATCTCTTCGTTCTGCTTCTTCAGTTAAAGACTTAGTTGAAGAGCGAGACTGGGTTCGAAACTTTGATGAGGTTATCCTTTGGTTTGATAATGACGATGCTGGCCGTAAAGCTACAAAAGAAGCAGCTCGTATTATTGGCTATGACAAAGTTAAGGTGGCCAAGTCGGCAGAGAAAGACGCATCCGACCTTTGGATTAAAGAGCCTGACAAGCTTCTTAGTACCATTTATGACTCGGTCGAGTACACTCCTGCCGGTATTCTTACTAAAGAAGACTTGTGGTCTCAACTTGAGTCTTACAACGAGCTAGAGTCTATCCCTTACCCTGACTTCATGGGAGGGCTAAATGACAAGCTTAAGGGTATGCGATTCGGTGAAATTACGCTTTGGACCTCTGGCACAGGCTCAGGTAAATCTACACTACTACGTGAGATTGCTGTTCACTTGCTAGAGGCTACTGAAGACAAAATCGGTATCGTATCTCTTGAAGAATCTCCTGCCGAGACTGCTCGTAAAATGAGTGGTATGGCTTTAAACAGAAATCCAGCAGCAGAGGAAATACCACTTAATGAGCTTAAGGAAGGTTATGAAAAAGTATTTGGAGACGATCGCGTTCTCGTATTGGACCACCAAGGCTCAATCTCTGATGGTTCTATTATGGACTTCCTTGAGTACATGTGTCTCAGCGGTGCTAAGTATCTTTTTGTGGACCACATCACAATTCTAGCCTCGGAAGGAACAGAAGGGCTTACAGGAAACGAAGCAATTGATAAAATTATGAACGACCTGCTTCGGTTAGTTAAGAAGCATAACGTATGGATTGGCCTTATCAGCCATCTTCGCAAGACTGATAACAAAGGTAAATCCTTCGAAGAAGGTAAACTTCCTTCTATGGACGATATTCGTGGTTCTGGTTCTATTAAACAGATTAGCATGGACATCATTGCCTTTGCTCGTAACGTAGGTAGCGCCGATGAACTTGAAAGAAACACGATTAAAACAAAAGTCCTCAAATGCCGTTATACTGGTCTTACAGGTCCATCCGGAGCATTGCTATATAACTTTTCTACTGGAAGACTCACACAAGGAGCAGACTTCGAAGAAGTAGCAGAACACCAAGGCTCAGGTCAATTTCAAAGGGTATAAAATGGACGAAAAAGACTACCTTCTACTTAGTATAGCTCTAAACTTAGCGTTAGATGGAAGACCTAATCTAAATAATGTATCTCCTGCTATCGCAGCATTTGTGCGAGAGTCTATAACTGAATATATGGACGCGTTAGACGAACCAGAAGAAGAAGAAGGAGCAAAACAAATTTACGAGTATGCTAACAGCGTGCTTTCTAAATCAATCACAAACTTAAAACTAAACTAGGAGAATAAGATGTATTCTATTAACGACATCCCTGCAAAGTTCCAGAAGGCTTGGCATTACGCAAATTTTTTCATGCATGGGGCAATCAAAACGCCAGAACACTGTGTCAAATTTCTTGAAGACTTGAATAAGTTTAATCAAGAAGAAAAAGACTTTATGCTTTGGGCTTGGGTATTGATTAAGACCGGCCAAAACATCGGTTCGCCTTTGGAAGATAAAGAAGAACTTGAAACACCCGAAACGCCTGTAGAGGCGGATAATTAAGTGGAAGCGACAGGTAAAATACTTAGAATTTTAGTGGTTTGTACGGGCTTTGTAGCATTAGCCGTTCAGACATTGACCGTATGGTATGGCTTAAAGAAGACAAAGATGAGCGAGGACTGGAAACCAAATGACAAACAACATTCTACCAACTGACTATCAATCTTTCATTGCGCTTAGTCGTTATGCCAAGTGGCTTGAAGACAAGGGGCGACGTGAGACCTTCGCTGAGACTGTTGATCGGTATATCGACAATGTAGTAAATAACAAGCTAAAGCCTCTGAATGGCAGAGACAGTGATATGCAAGGAGTATCATACGAACTCAAAACTGCCATCCTTGACCTTGAGGTTATGCCCTCTATGCGGTCCTTGATGACAGCGGGCAAGGCAGCAGACCGTGACAACACCTGTATGTACAACTGTTCGTACTTGCCAGTAGATGACCCCAAGTCCTTTGATGAGGCTATGTTCATCTTGTTGTGTGGTACTGGTGTAGGGTTCTCTGTTGAGCGTCAGTTCATCAGCAAGTTGCCTGAAATTCCTGACCTGCTGTTTATGAGCGACACGACTATTGTTGTTAAGGACAGCAAGGAAGGTTGGACTAAGGCTTACCGGCAACTGCTGTCTCTTCTGTGGGCTGGTGAAATCCCTAAGTGGGACGTGTCCAAGATTCGCCCTGCTGGCGCTAAACTCAAAACCTTCGGGGGTCGTGCGTCTGGCCCTGCTCCTCTGGTTGATCTGTTCCAGTTTACTGTAGAGAAGTTCAAAGGTGCTACTGGTCGTAAGTTGTCCTCAATTGAGTGCCACGACATCATGTGTAAGATTGGTGAAGTTGTAGTTGTAGGTGGTGTACGCCGCTCTGCTATGATTAGCCTTAGTAACTTGTCTGATGATCGTATGCGTCATGCTAAGTCAGGACAGTGGTGGGAAAACCAAGGACAACGTGCCTTGGCTAACAACTCTGTAAGCTACACGGAGAAGCCTGACATGGAGACCTTCATGCGTGAGTGGCTTGCCCTTGTAGAGAGTAAGTCAGGTGAACGTGGTGTGTTCAACCGTCAGGCCAGCAAGAAGCAGGCAGAGAAGAATGGACGTCGTGACCCTAACTTTGAGTTTGGAACAAACCCTTGCTCAGAGATTATCCTGCGGCCATATCAGTTCTGCAACTTGACCGAGGTTGTTGTACGAGCAACAGATACCATTGAGGACTTGGAGCGTAAGGTTCGCCTTGCTACCATCCTTGGTACTATCCAAAGTACATACACACACTTCCCGTATCTGCGTAAGGTATGGCAACGTAATACTGAGGAAGAACGCTTGTTGGGTGTCAGCCTGACAGGTATTATGGACAACCCGCTGATGACTTCAGCAAACGAAGGATTGGAGAAGACCCTTGAGCATCTTCGAGGTATTGCTGTCGCTACTAATGCTGAGTGGTCTGATCGTCTTGATATCCCTGTTTCTGCGGCTATCACTTGCGTTAAGCCTTCTGGTACTGTTAGCCAGCTTGTGGACAGTGCCAGCGGTATTCATACCCGTCATTCTCCCTATTATATTCGGACAGTAAGAGGAGACAATAAAGACCCTTTGACACAGTTCATGAAGGACCAAGGTATCCCTAATGAGCCTTGTGTTATGAAGCCAGATACTACCACAGTGTTCAGCTTCCCTGTGAAGTCACCTGATAATGCAGTGGTTCGTAATGATGTGTCTGCTATGGAGCAACTGAAGACTTGGTTGATCTATCAGCGTCACTGGTGTGAGCACAAGCCTTCTATCACTGTGTCCGTAAAAGATGACGAGTGGATGGAAGTAGGTGCTTTCGTCTATGAGCACTTTGATGAGATGTCTGGTGTATCGTTTCTGCCGTATGACGGTGGTACATACCAGCAGGCACCTTATCAGGAGACAGGGGAGACAGAAGGGGTGTATGATGATTACACAGAAAAACTTGTAACCCCCGCCTACAAGGACTTGCTTGAGGTTATGCCTAAGTCTATTGACTGGTCTAAACTTTCGGAGTATGAACAGGAAGACAACACCTCTGGTATGCAGACTATGGCCTGCTCTGGGGATAGTTGTGAAATTGTAGACTTGACATAAGGAGAAAATAATGAAAGACCTTTGGCAAAAATATTGGATGTTCTATATACTGGTTATCGCCTTGATGCTTGCAGCAATCTTTGCTGATACTGCATATGCCAGAGTGGTATACGAGAAGGAGTCTAATCAGCTACAGATCAACGGCCCTACAACATGGGACCAATGGAGGGAGATTAATGAAGCTCTTAAGACAGAGGATGTGCTCTCCATCTCCATCTGGGGACCGGGAGGCTACGTACAACCTGCCTTGGCTATTGCTCGGCTAGTACGGGAGGCTAACCTACCTATGATTATCCCAGAGCAACGCCTCTGTATCTCAGCCTGCGCCTTTATCGCAGCGTCCAACCATAACAAGGTTATCGTAGAAGGTGAGGCATGGTTTCATGGACCGCACACAGGTTCCTTCCCTGTCGTTGCCTCTCCTGAGACCTACGGTCGAGCTATGTCAGAGCTTAACATTCGCATGGCTTTCCTGTTCCAAGACTGGGGTTACGGTAAGGAGTTCTATCGTTGGATGGTCTTCCGTACTTCAGCCTGTCGTTTCTTCGCAGTCAAGAACACAAAAGACTTCAGGAACCTGCGTGAGAAACACCACTTCTCAGGTATCTTCGTAGACCAATGTCCAACACAGGAGCAAATCATAGGTGCTTATTAAATACAGTTCCACACCCTAAAGTAAAAGAGTGTTGGGTTAAACTTGAGGACAATACTTCTGGTATCCAGACTATGACCTGCTCTGGGGATAGTTGTGAGATTGTTGACTTGACATAGCCTACGAATCACCGTAGAAGGAACCCACCTGAGCAAGTGATGAAACTGCTCGTTAACCCAAACTAAACTAGGAAAACTGTAGAATGAAAGCAACATACATCGACCATATGGGAACTGACCTGTCTGTAGTCAATGCAGCCAAGGTTAGCTTCGATAAACGTAGTGAGTGGCTACCCCGTATACACACAGGGGAGGAAAAGGTACTATCCAAGAAAGACCAAATCCTAATCCAGTTCCTTGCTCGTGGTTGTACGTCTGGTGATTGGGCTAATGTGCGTCATAAGGTTGGCAACGCCGGGTTGGGTTATGTCACTGGCCTTGATACTGAGGAAGACTTAGAGGGACTACTAACCCACATCCGTAAGATACCTAGCCATTGGTCGCCCTTCGCTCATACAGCTATCACGTTGCACCTCAAGATGCCTATCTTTGTAGCTCGTCAGATTATGTTACAAACAAAGGACATTGATTTTAGCGAGATGGAGTTTGATAGTGAGCCTGAGTTCTATGTGCCTGAGTTATGGCGTAAGAAGTCTGATGAGGCTGTAACCAACCTCGGAGACTTTACAAACAGGAAATCCCCAGAGTATTTGTACGGCATTGAAATGAAAAGGTCTATCACCTTGTACAATCGTATGATTGACGGAGGAGTAGCACCAGAACAAGCACGTATGGTACTACCACAGTCCATGTACACTGAGGTGATCGCTACGGGCAACTTGTATGCTTGGGCTAATATGTATATCCAACGTAGTGACAGTCATGCACAGAAGGAGACACAAGACTTGGCTAAACAGATCGTTGAGATTATCCAACCGTTATACCCTGTATCATGGGAGGCACTTACAGCATGAAAACTGTCGTTTTTACCGGACCAGAAATAGACTTTCCGTATGGTAACAAGACCGCACTGATGGACGACGAAGGTAGAGTCCAACTCTGCGGACCGAAGGATATGTGGCGTGGAGGCCCTAGGCACCACCCCCTCTGCTACGATTGGCATGACATACCTAGGTGGAAAGTCTTTTGGAAGGAGTTGACTAATGAGTAGACGTGACGTAGACTCGAAAGACACTATGTACACCATAACCTTTCCAGAGGACGCAAAGGACTCTCTTCAGCGTCTTGCTAGGGTTCTGGAAGGCCTTCTGCCTGAAGAACACATTGAGGTAAAGCAGGAGACAGGCTACTGTCACATCGGAATAACTATCTATGAGGAGTTATGTTAATGACTACATTCACCACAGAACAGCGTGTGAAACTGGAAGACTATCTTGCCAACCACACCTTGCCATTAGGTCTTGGAACGGAAGAAAGCGCCTGCTCCATTGCTGCGATCAACCTAGCAATCAGCGGCGAACTAACCGACGAAATCCCAGATTGCATGAGCAAAGTTCTCGGTAAGGCAACAATCACCTTGCAGGATGCCATGCCCGGCGAGATGCGCAACAGCGCCCGCTATAAACGCCTTTTACCAGAAATGGCAGGGACAGGCCGAGCCAAAGAGAAAGAGCGTCTGGCGGTCCTAATGGACTGGATGTGGTCTACTGTGCTTCCGCAAATACAGCCGCTGGCTGATGAAAGAGGATTCGGCGTAGAGTGGAGTAATATGTGTCGCCTAAAGACAAGCGAGGCGACCCGTTGCGCTGTTCGTGCTGCTAGTGCTCCTGCTGCTGCTTATGCTGCTACTGCTGCTGCTGATGCTGCTAATGCTGATGCTAATGCT